GGTAAATGCTACCAGGTAAATGCTACCAGGTAAATGCTACCGGGTAAATGCTACCAGGTAAATGCTACCAGGTAAATGCTACCAGGTAAATGATTATGCATAAATGAATAATACTTCACGCTCCACCTACTTCTCTCACCACCAATACCAATGCATAAGAACCTTAGGTTTAAGCCTTTAGTTAGTCTTAATTACTTATATTCATTTTAAGCCATATAACATTGTATCTAAAGCGTTTTCTGTTCTTATTGGTATCTATGTATTAAAACTTTTTTTGCGTTGAAATTAAGTTCAGGGCAACGTGTACCCTACTGTGTGTTTTTGTCTATTGTCTTCTACACGACATTTACTATTTGTATTATACGTCAGGAACGTTATCTTACGTGCGTGATACCTTATTACTATAATATGCAACAACGTACACACGTAGCCATTTAGCTTGGTTTATTTCTAACGTGTTGACAATCAGCTACTTACAAGGCTATTTTCACTTTTGTCATCTAGCCGACACTTTACGTAAAACCTAATACCGAACATTGCTCTCAGAAACAAACGGGGTGACCCAATAAACTTAACATCTAAAACAAAAACAAAAATCATGGAAAAGCAAATCAACCTTACCTGTAAACGTTCCGAACGAACAATCGAATTAGTTGACTGGAATGAAGTTATAACCGTCAAGGGATACGAAGTTTACAATGGCGATAAGCCAATATGTTTCATAAGCAAAGATGATTCACTTGGCGAATGGAATGCAAATAGCTTTTACAAGTTTGAAAACTGCGAAGGTCTTACTGGTGGTTTGACTAAAAAAGAAGTACTCGAAAATATCGAACGGCTACTGCTGAAAGGTACATTGTACCTAAATTGGGATGAGAGAAATTATATAAACGATTCTAACGATTACGCCAAGGAAGTTACTGAACTGGAAGCGAACGAAAAAGAAACCAAATCTGATGAGGCTTGTAAGTTGTTTAACGAACTGGACGATGATGGCTTGGTCTACACTAATCATTACGACACGGCTCTTTGCCAAAAGCAGAACGTCCAGTACCATTGGGACGAAGATTTGAGCATTGGAGATATTGATACGGTAATCGAATACTTCAAAACTCTGAAGCAATTGATTAAACTGGAGCGAAAAGTTAACAAGTTAGCTATATTCGGATAAGATATAAACACGGAAGGGGCAATTGCTCCTTCCACTAAAACAAAAACAAAATGAAAACAATAAAAGATTTATTTCAATTAGTAGCTGATGCAGTAGCCGAGGATAAACTACGTGCTGAGTACGAAAGAAAAGGAAGGTGGTTCATCGATTTTAGTGGACACGTAAACGGGCTATCAATTAGATATTACCGAACTGGTTGGAATGCAGACAAAAATGTAGCTGATGACCGTAATAGTGCAGATTACTGCAATGTTTATCTAACTACAGACGGTGTACAGGAAGCATATTGGTTTATCAATAACAGATTAAAGTAAGTAATTGTCATCTACATTACATTTTAGTATCAGGAACGTAACTACATTGCAAACGAATTAAGAAACACAAAACAAAACGACATGAACAAGCAAGACAAAATAGTATATAGAACAATAGTACTACCTAGTGATGTAAAAGCAGGTGATGTAGTACAGATTAAATTTGAAATAGAAGGTGTTGTGTATGATTTATTTGACAACTCTATGGAAGAATGTAAAGAAGAATTTGGATATGATTTATATGAAGAAATAGAAGCATTAAACCAAAACAAACACTAACACTTTAAACTTAGAACAAATGAATTTAAGAACACTTAACACAGAATTACTTGAGAACGGTGGCTTCTCTTACAGTCTAACTTTCGGTAACGTATATGGATCGGATAACTATTCTGTAGCATTCCACAAGGCAACTGAGAACGTATTCGAGAAGCTACCTACAGAATCCGATTACGAAGAGTACGTTAACAAGCACATTACACTACTTGCAAGGGAAGATTTCATTCTCGGTGGATGGGAACACGAAGGTAAATTCTACTTAGATGTGGCTCAACTGCTATCTAAGGACGAATACTCAAAAGGTAAGGCAATTAAGGTAGGTCAGGAACGTGAGCAGATTGCGATATTCGACCTTCAGATTGGCGAGGAGATTAAGTGCGTAGAAGATACAGACAAGTGCTACAAGTGCGGAAATACCGTAGCAGATGCATTTGAGTATTGCCCAAACTGTATGACACAACTTTAATATGAACAAGGGTAGGGCTTCGGCTCTACCCACTAAAAAAACAAATCAAAATAAACTAAAACAAATAGAAGTTATGAGCAAAACAATAGACGAAATAAGAGAATACTGTATCCAATTAGACTTGGAGAATGTCAAGTCAGGAGACAAGAGTATTGGAACGTACCGAAAAGGTACTGAGTCAATCATCTTCGAGAATGAAAAAGAAGTACGGCTCTTCTACTGGGATATCAGTACACTTAAATTACTGACCATTTATTCCGAATACAACGGATTGGAATGCTACAAATATGACGAACCTATCGATTACGCAAATACGTACTCAATCGACATATTAGAAATCATTGAAGCATTGAAAGCCTAACCATAATCCTTAATCACTAAGCTATGCTGAACGTCCACACAATCACTATTCAAGACGGAAATTATTACTCACTTAAAACTCTTGAGTATATGTATCCACAGTCAAGAATTAAGCTAGAATACAAGATTGGTGGAGGTTCAAGAGTAGAACACTACATCTACGTTTGGTATAATGACGAAGGGATGCGAGTATACAAGTCCAAGAATGACTTGGCAAAGCCAGTAATTGAATTTTTAAATCGAACCTATAGAATACAGAAAGCATGAGTATCTACACAAAAACAAAACGAAATGAAAAAGACTACATTCAAATTTGAAACAACGGACAACAATGGAAAGGTACGTGAACACGTACTGAACGAAAGGTACGGTCTGAAACGACCACAATGCACAAGCGAATGGGCTTTGCTAAAAGGAATGCTTGACGGTCAAATTGATATAGACCACGAACTAAAGGTAACATCAATAACTTGGGATAATAACAAATGAGAACATTAGAAAGGCATTCAGATACAATCTACGCAGTACTTACGGTAGTATTAATAGCCATAGTAACACTTAACATTAAACTTTAACGAATATGAATTACGAAATAGATATTAAGACCAGGAGAGGTAGCTACAAGACGTACAAGATTACCTTCAACGGGGATGCGCACTACAATAATTGGTGCAATCTAATGGAGCAAAAGTATGGACACAAGATAATAGGAGAGAGAGAAATTAAGTAATTGTCATTTGGATGACATTTTAATAGGACAGGAACACAGACATTTGAATAAACAACTAAAACAAAAACAAAATGATTTACGAAACAATTGAAAACGGACGTAGCTTCTCAGGAGAAGTGTACAATTCAGAAGCACCAAGTGCTATAGTATTAGAGGGGCTAGAGTGCGAAGCTATTAGCTTCAGCAAGGTAAGAAAGGAGTTGAATAAGGAGTTCAAGTTCTGTAGCCACAAGGTATTGGTCGAGTACCTAAGTAATTTAAATAACGAATATTAAGAGACAGGAACGATGACAAAGTCAGAACGAATCTAAAAGAAAACATAAACACAATAGCAGAACAATTATGAGAACATTTGAAGACAAAATTATCAGACAGAAAATTACTTCCCGTGGAGGTGGCGTAGAGATTGACCTACAGGAGTTCGGACACAACGGTCAGATGACTGCATACCAAAACTACTTAGGCGGTGGAATGCTCGGAGGTATAGCGAGTGATTGCAACATCGATAATTGGAAGGAGGACGATGACCTTGTGGAGATTGCATACGAACTACGGAAGTATTTCCACGGTGTAACTAATCCTGATGATAGTGTTGAAGGAACGTCCTTCGAGCAGAACCAAAAACTACCTATTAGTGCTTATTAACGTATTTGTCAGGTAGATGACATTTTAGTGTCAGGAACACAACTACTTTAGCTAACGAATTAAAACAACAAACAATAACAACTAAAAACAAAACAATGCAAACGACAGAACTAATTTCAGAACGCAAGACAGAATTGAAGCACAAGGGTAAGACCGTTTACGAGGTGGTACGAAAGTACTGCAAGAACGGATGGCTTCACAAGGTAGCCACCATTACAGATCTATGTACTGTATATGATAAGGAAGGAGTAAGATGCTACCGTAAAGTTTACTTTTAATAGTCAGGAACATTAACAACAAAAACAAGAAATAATGGAAGATACAAACAGTTTGATTGCAGAATTTATGGGGTATGAAAGTTACGAGTACAGGGGTTACAGAATGTTTGTTTTTGAGGAGAATAACCATCGTACTCATGTAGACCTACACTACCACAAATCATGGGATTGGCTGATGCCTGTGATAGATAGAATAAAAGAGATACGCAACTTACCTGATGACCATGACGAATCATTCTCATGGGTATGTAAGACAAGCATCATTGAATCAGAGTATAATGCAGTAGTAGAATTTATTAAGCAACAAAACAAAAACAAGAAATAATGGAAGATACAAACAGATTGATTGCAGAATTTATGGGGTATAAAGTAATGAAAGAAAATGACTTTCTAAACTACAATTACCCAAAAAACACTAACCTAGACAACATAATGATTGATGTTGCTATGACGTACCACAAATCTTGGGATTGGCTGATGCCAGTAGTTGAGAAAATTGAAGGTTTAGCAATAGAAAAATACAATCCAATAAAAGTGGAAATCAACGGAACATCGACCTACATAAAAAAAGCTAGTGAACCTAGATTCAACATATCTAGAGCGTACTCAGTAAAGAGCAGAATACAGGCTACCCACAAAGCAGTAGTTGAGTTTATTAAATGGTATAACGAAAACAAGTAGAAAACATGGAAATAGATTTAGTATCAGGCAACGTCTACGGGATGGTAGACAATGGAGTTTTAATCTTCTGCGCCTTCATCGGCTTTGAGATTGACGTAGTAATTGCCAAGTGGTTCAATAGAGCCACCAACCCTTTCCTCTCAGCAGTAATAGGTGCGGCAATAGGCAACTGCATAAGCGACTTCTTAGGGGCAATAGTTGACCCAAGTACCAGGTCGATGGCAGTAGGAATAACATTAGGGTGTGTGTATGCGCTTGTGTTGATTCCATTATTCAACTTAGCATTCAAAAACAAATAAAAATAAACTAAAACAAATAGAAAGCATGACAAAACAAGAAAGAGTATTTGAAACACTACAGTCAACGGGAACTAATTGGACTGTATCTAAAGAACCACTAATCGCCACTAAGGTGACGGACGATGGAATCATTGAACTACCTACCGAAACATTCGGACTATTTAGGTCAGACAATAATGGTTGGCTTGGGTCTGTCGGTAACCGATACGAGGCGATGCAGAACTTTGAGTTGGCAGACACGATGGTCGGCATACAAGATATGTTTGGCGGTGACCTCAGAGGTGGCGAGATGCGAGATGGTAAAAAGATATACTACCAGTTATCTCTAAAAGATGAACACGTTGGCTCTGACACGCTGAAGAGACACATCACTTGCCTTAACTCTCACGATGGTACATCTTCGATAGGCTTCGGTAGTACCAACACGGTTATCAGTTGCTCTAACACTTTCCACAAGGCGATGAAAGACCTTAGTAAGTTCAGACATACATTGACTGCAAGTGATCGCTTGGCAATAGCGGTAGCCGAGTTTAAGAAAGCAATGGATGAGGACTCCAATCTTATGGAAACATTCAAACGCTTTAATGATGTGGTAATTGATAGGACAATACTTGAGCGTGTAATGGCTAATGTGTTTAATGTTGACATGAACACTAAGGAATCTCAGGTCGGTACACGTAAGAAGAATCAGGTATCAGACTTTGAGAAGGCGTTAGAGCGTGAGACTTCCGAGAAGGGCGGCACACTATGGGGGCTGTTCAATGCGGTAACCTACTACACTAACCACATGGAGAAGTCAGATGACCACCACCTAATGTTTGGTGGAGGATACAAGAAGAACCTTACTGCCTTTAACATCATAGAGAAGTACGAGAGTGATAAGAGGGTATTAGTACACGCTTAATTACTATATGGGGAGAAGCATCCTACACTTCATTTTTATATGTCAGGAACAATAACAACTAAAAACAAATAGAAAGCATGAAAGACTTAACAACGCAAGAATTAAAGGACGAACTAACAAGCAGAGGGTACTATACTGAAAACCTGTGGCACATTGACGATGTGAAAGGTAGGTTTGAAGCTACAAACGATCAGGCTCAAGATGTACTTGATGAAGTGTTACAAGGAGAATGGATAATAGGTCAAATATTTGAATCTATAGATGACTGTGCAGATGAATATAAACTAAAGGAAATAAATGAAACCGATTGAGTATATAACACTTGCCCTATACGTGGTAGCGTTCAGGGTAGTAGATAAGATAGAAGAATATAAACAACGAAAAGTAACAGAAAAATGGAACAACTAAAATTGCAAATTGAAACATCGAAAGATAAAGCGGTAACTGAGTTTATCAGTAGACCGTTCAAAGGTAGCCTCATAAAGGTCTACTTAATATCAGAGGCGGAATCAATTAGAAGAAGGAAGTCCGGAATAGAAGGTGGAAGCGATGAATACTGCTTTTGTAAGTGCGTAGGAATTACCGTAGACTACAACAGAGATGAGCCGAGAGAGATTGCATTAGTAAAAAGATTGCACTCAGACTTTACTACATATGATGCAAATTACTTCCTTCAGAAACAAAAAGTAAGATTCTTGACATGAAATACATTAGACTGATAGCAAACATATTAGTAATGGCATTGTGCCTGGCGATAATAATAATAAGATATTCAAGATGAGAAGAGCAACATTTCACCTCACCAAGAAAGGTAGACGAGAGTACGGGATAGCCGAGTTCCTTAGTAAAGAACAATTCCTATCATGGAGTAGCATGATGAAGAGAAGAGGCTACGGTATAGACTTAAAGTGGGCTGATGGATATAGTGGGGTCGATGGGGAGTACTATACTGAAAATGGCGTTAAAGTAAAATGTTCAAAATGCGGATGGGTAGGAACTGAAACAAGACAGTACGTGTATCATCACGGGTGTCCAGATTGCTACAATCCATCCACAGAAACAGAAGAACCACTAATACTAGCAAAGATAAAAGATGAAAAATAAATACATAATATACAGACTAGGTGATGAAGGAAAGTACAATCAGGTTGATTGGGTGATTCATACAGAAGGTGATGACGATGGATTCGAGATAGAGTTGAGGTTGACGATAGAGGGGGTGGCTTTCGATAAAGACATAGAAAGAATGGACAACGAAGGCTTATTCTTCTTTGACGAAATAGATGTGGAGCATATCAAGAAATCTATATACACGGTAATTGAGACTGAGTACGGGGTTACTGGAGACTACGACTACTGGTATATAGTAAGGGAAAAAGCGACTGCAAGTGATATACTAAAGCACTTACAAACAGAAAAGGAAATAAATAACGAATTATATTCAATAAATAGACACATATAAACAATGAGAATAAAAGAACAACAAGAGCAGTACATCAACAACCTTATGACTTGCTGAGATGAATAGATACGTAGCATACTATAGGGTTTCCACCAAGAAACAAGGGGAGTCAGGTCTTGGTCTTGAGGCTCAGGTAAGGATGGTTCAAGGATACGCTAGGAACGGAGACATCATCGAGGAGTTTACCGAGAAGGAGACAGGAACATCGAAGCGTGAACGACCTATACTCGCAGAGGCTATCGAGATATGCAAGGAGACAGGAGCAAAGCTACTGATAGCTAAACTCGACAGACTTGCCCGTGACGTACACTTCATATCGAGCCTGAGTAGGACAGGAGTTGACTTTATTTGTTGCGACAATCCTAACGCTAACAAGCTGACTATCAATCTATTAGCATCTGTAGCTGAAAGTGAAGCTGAAGCTATATCTGCTAGAACTAAGGCTGGTCTTGCTTCAATAAAAGAAAGGATAAGGAAGGATGGTATGTACCTGTCTAGGTCTGGTCGTAACATAACTTCACTAGGAACACCTGAGAACCTGACAGACGAGGGTAGGAGAAAGTCTGGAGAAGTAATAAAACAGAGATTCAAGAACAATCGCAATACTAGGATGGCACGACCATACGCAAGTGAACTGAAGGATAAGGGTCTGGAACTGATAGAGATAGCAGACAAACTTAATAGCAACGGATTCATTACGGCTACGGGTAGGCAGTTCAATAAGTTCAGCGTATATAGACTGATGAAATAATGTGGTGGATATTTGGGATTACAATGTTTGTGGCTCTGTCTTGTTACTTCCTACAAGGATACGACAGGAACATAAATACCTTCTCCAGGAGGGTTTCCATACACTTCAGGTATAGATGGATGGATAGAAGGTGTAGAATCATGGATAGAGTTTTATTTAACGTAGCGATATTTTTAATGGTAGGAACATTTATAATAGCAATAATTACATGGTAACAGGAAAAGACTTGATAGTGATAAAAAAAGTAGAACAACTAAAAAAACTAATGAAATGAAAGAAAGTATTAAACTAACAGTGCGTGTAGCGGCAGAACACCCTGACGCTGAAACATTCAAATGCTTGGGCAATAAGATTGTCTTAGAGCTAAATGATTACGATTACGCATACGAGTTTACGATGACAATGCTTAACTTGCGAGGCGATGATAGGTTTGAACACGGAGACTTAATGTTTTTTAATGAAGGGATACTAATAGAGATAGACAGATGAAGAAAGAAGAGAAGGATGCAATCATTGACATACTTACTAAGTGGAGGGATATGATTGGTGTTAATGGTAGGACTGTTGAAAATCTAATTGACAAGGTTAATCAGATATACATCCCAGAGCCAATAGACATACAAGAGGTAGATGTTATCAAGGCGGACATTGTGAATATGTGCAATCAAATTAAGTACGATGCCAAGCAGAACAATGTTCGTGGATTTGACAACACTACAAAGAGGATGGCGATTTACAAGGCTTCTGAGATAAAGTATGGTAGAACATCAAGTATGGAGCGTGCGGCTAAAGATTTCTTCGGTAAGGACAGAACGACACTACTTTACTGGAGTAGGAAATCTGATGACTTTATTGATGTAAAAGACCCTATGTTTGTGAGATATGTTAACGAGTTACTTTAAACTAAAATAAATAAGATGAATATGGAATTTGAAACAGAAATAGAACAAGCAGAAGTGATGATCTCATTTGATTACCAACCTGAAGAAGCGACAGTACTATATTACTCGGACGGTAGCGGTGACCCAGGATGCCCAGCAAGTATTGATAATGTGGGTGTGTATTGGAAGACTAAAAAGTTTAACTCGAAAACGCTCAAACACGAAGATGTAGAGATTGATGTTACTAATTTTCTTAGAGAATTAGGTCACGACCTTGAAGATTTGTGTTGGAATTATTTAGAAAATAAATAAGATGAAGAGATATCAAGTTAGGCGTAAGGACAAGCGAAATACACTAAGTGTTAAGAAATACACCTTTCCGATGTGGTTTATGATGAACCTAACAACAGTAATACTAATATATATAATGATTAAAGTAAATTAAAATGGAAGAAAGAGAATTAAACGAAAAGCTAACATTAGTAGTTAATACTATGTTTCAAATTGGAAGTAGTGAACACGCAGAGGGGACACCTCTCCAGGGTATATTCCTTGCGCTATCCACCGCAATTATGTCTACGGGAACAGAAGATTTTGATGATGAAGATATACGTCAAGCTTCGATAGATTTAATCGATGCGTTAGGATCGGTTGTCAACTGCTCTAGGTTAATCAGAGAGATAGAGATGAAGAACGAAATTAACAATCTCTTAGACGGAGGAGAAGAAGACAGCAATGGGTTGGATTAAGATAGATAGGACTATAGCCGAACACTGGCTATGGTCTGATGAGAAGAAACTAAAGTGGTGGCTTACGCTACTTATGGAGGTCAACTACGCAGACAGTAAGATGTCTTTGGGCTACAAAGTCTACCGTGTTAATAAGGGTCAGTCTTCTAACAGTATTAGAACTTGGGCGAACATTTTTAAGACAGGAACAAAGTCAGTTACTAAGTTCTTTCAGATGCTTGAGTTGGATGGATTGGTAACTAAGCAAACTATAGGCAAAGGGAAACAATCAACCACACTCCTAACTGTCTGTAACTACGATAGTTACGAGCCGATAAGTTACGGATTGGAAACGCAAGAGAACACACAAGGGAGTACGCAAGAACAGACACAAGAGGGTACACGAGAGGGATACAATAAGAAAAGGGAAAAAGATAAAAAAGAGAAAAAGGAAAAAGGAATCCCTACACTTGAAGAGGTTATATCTTATGTTGTCGGTAAGGGTTACGACCAATCTATTGCCGAGAAGTTCTATGATTACTACCAAGACCGTACACCATCAAATGCAAGATTATGGAGGGACAAGAACGGCAACACGGTTAAGGATTGGAAGGGTAAGCTAACTCATGTATGGTTCAGGGATGCTGAGAAGCGTGATGTCAGTGTTCCTGTCTTAGAGCCAGGGTGGAGATATATTGATATGTCTGAGGCTTATGATATTGTTCGTAGTACTAATCCTGTAAGTTTGTCTGAGAAAGAGTCTAAGTCGGAGGGTGATGATTATGTCAGGAAGATTATAAATATTAACCCATCATACAAAAGTGCTGGTGAAGGTTGGAAATACAGAGCAAGTAAATGAAGGAAATATTTGAAAGAGAGATAAGCATATACGAGAGTCTGTTCGATGTAGACTCTTCTCATGTGATTACTGTAGGTCAAGCTCTAAAACGAATCAAGCAAGGTAAGAGCAGGGGAAAGGTTGAGCAGATAAGGAGACTTGGTAGCGGAGAAGAACGTGATAGTGTTAAGAAGAGCCTTCCGTCTCCATTGTTTTCGGGCTTATTCAAGTCACGTAACGACAACAACATAATCTCATACACGGGATTGATATGCTTGGACTTTGACCACTGTAATATCGCTGACAAGGTAGCCGAACTAAAGAGAAACAAATACGTAGTATCTTGTTGGGTGTCTCCAAGCGGTAATGGCGTTAAGGCTTTAGTTCAAGTTTCAGAGCCTGAGAGACACTTAGAACACTTTGATGCGCTTCTTGAGGACTTTAAAGACCTTGACCCGTCAGGAAGAAACCTCAGTAGGATATGCTTTGAGTCTTACGACCCTAAGATTTATGTTGCCAGGAAGTGGGATGTGTATGACAGGTTTGTTGAGAAGGTGTACGAGGCTATGCCCATCAAGGTAACGACAAACAACACCGTCTACGAGAAGCTAAAGAAGTGGATGATTAACAAGGGCGAAGGTTTCTTTGAAGGTAACCGTAACAACTTCGTATTCAAACTTACCTGTGGATGTCTGAGGTTCGGTCTTACCAAAGATGAAGTACGTGACTCTATGATTGGCGATTTCTGCGGAGGTTCGTTTACCGTGAAGGAGTTAGATGTTATTCTAAACTCTGTCTACAGAAACTACATCTCAGACTTTAATACTGCCGAGTTTACTGATGACGATAGACTGATACATAGCGTAACAAGGGAGAGCATAGAGGAGAAGCTTGAATCATTAGACGGACCGCTTGAGGATGTGATATACCTTAACGACATCTTTGACGATATGCTCAAGGACTTTCACTCTGGAAATCAGAAGGGTGAGACAACTCACTTTCCAGGTATTGACGAAAGGTTTAGATGGATGCGTGGTGAGATAACGATTGTAGGTGGTATTGGTAACTTCGGCAAGTCTACGATGATGCTACAGCTAATGCTTATGAAATCTTTGATGGACGGGTATAAGTGGGCTATATTCTCTCCCGAACAGTACCCACCTAAGTTCTTTTACAACCAATTGATTCACGCTATGGTGGGGAAGTCACCGTACAAGCATCATCAGAACCAAATGTCCGAGGATGAGTACCGCAAGGCTGCTGAGAAGATTAACGACAAGTTTTTCTTCATCTACCCTGAGAAAGAGATGCCAAGTCAGGACTACATCAACAGAAAGTTTGTAGAGACGATGATTAAGCACAACATCGATGGGTGTATGATTGACCCGTTTAATGCGATATACCGTGATAGAAGTACAAGAATGCGTGACGATCAGTATCTTGAAGACTTCTTCCGAGTACAGAAGAAGTTTGCTTTGGAGAATAATGTCTACATGGTGATTGTAGCACACCCAAACAGCTCCATACAGAAGGATGAGCGTACAGGTGACTACAAGACACCGAGGGTGTATGATTTTGCAGGTGGGGCTATGTGGAATAACAAGGCTGACAACATTATCATGTTTCACAGACCATTCTACAACTCACAACCACAAGACTCTACGTCTCTGTTTATCTCTCAGAAGATTAAGAAAAAGGAGTTGAACGGGACTACTGGAGAGGCTATGCTCACATACGATGTGATGAAAGGTCGATTCTATGACGATGAGATTAACCCCTTAGAGAGAGATGAAAATGCATACACAGTACCTAACAGTAGGGCTATGATTAACGCAAGGCTTCCGTATAATGATGACGAAGAGGAAGTCCCATTTTAAAAACAAAAACAATGACTTATAAAGAAATAATAAAAAAGTTTGACAAAGATATATGGTGGCAAAAAAAATCATATCTAAGAGAAAATAGCTGCCCATCGTATTGGAGAAAAATGATATTTATTGAGTCTCACGACTTAGGTATAGAAGATTGGAGAAAAATAAGGTCTGGGAATTATTACGATAAAAGAGATTCTTTGTCCAATGTAAGTAGAGATAGGTTTATCTTAAAAAAAATACTTGAATACAAGGGCAAGTTTTAGACCGTAAATAGATTACGAACACAAAAACTAAATTAGCAGTATGATTAAGAAAGAATGGGTAACAGAAATTAAAGACAGAACCCCTGAGTGGTTCGAGTACAGAAAAAACGGTCTAGGAGCATCGTCTGCCGCCATCGTATGTGGCATAAGTCCTTACAAACCTACACCGATGCAGTTGTACCACGAGAAGGTAGGAACAATGGAATCAGAGAACTTTATGTCTCCACCTGCATTTCATGGGATACACCAAGAAGAATATGTTGCTAACCTTTGGCGTTACTATGACGGAACTGAGGAAGGGTATATGGAGCAGTTTGAGAGTGGAAATATTATACGCCAGGCTGACCATCTTGTGGGATTCGTACAGAACCCTAAGTACCCACACCTGTATTGCAACCTGGACAGGGTTATTGAGAAGGGTTCACGTAAGCTAAACGAGGACGGAACATTGTCTGACGAGATAACTACCAAGCCTTGTCCACTTGAGATAAAGACTATGAATGGTTTTGTCTACAAGAAGTATGATGGCGTTCCTGATATGTACATAATACAGGTTCATCAGCAGATGTTGATAATGGAGTGCGACTACGCTGAGATTGCTATACTGATTGACGGAAGAGGATTTAAGGTATTTCCAATAGAACGTAACGAGGGAATCATTGAGATGATAACCGAAAGCACCTATGACTTTTGGAAGAGAGTTATACAAGGAAGACAGGCGTTTATTCAAGCCGAGCAGGCTAAAGAAGACGGAGAATACGACAAGTACGATGACTGGATGGGAGTTATCCAACACCTTGAGCCTGAACCTAACGACAACGAACACTACTCAGCGTTTATATCAGAGACACACGAGGTGGAGCAAGAGATAATGCAGGGAGATGAAGACCTACTAATGCAGTGTAAGCACCTTCAGACAGTTAAGTCAATGATAAAACAGCTTGAGAAAGAGAAGCGTGAACTTGAGAATAAGATAAAGAATGAGTTCAGAAAGGAGTCTGTTGAGAAGATTGAGTTCCCAGCGAATGGATACATGAGATACTACCAACGTGCCAACAATAACACTAAAATGTTGGACGTAAGAATCAACAAGCCAGACGAGTTCACTATAGGTGTAGAGCTTGAAAAAATTGACCGAGAAATAGGATATATCATCTAATAATTATACTTTAGCGCAATGGAAAAACTAATAAAACTACAGAACGAACTCAATGTTCCTAAGACCGAGCTTAATAAGTTTGGAGGGTATAAATATCGAACTGTAGAGCAAATTCTTGAGGCTGTAAAGCCTTTACTTGACAAGCATGGTCTTTGCTTAAATCTAACCGATAAGGTTAGCGAACTATGTGGGATACCATACACGGAAGCACACGCAACTATTTTTACTATAGACCCCAAAACAAAAGAGCGTTTTTTAATAGCCTCCTCAGAGGGGTACGCAGGGATAGATGTTAACCAAAAAGGGATGAGTATTGGGCAGTGTTTTGGAGCCTCCTCCTCGTACGCTCGCAAGTATGCTTTGAATGGGCTTCTGTTGATTGACGATAACAAAGACCCTGACACAACAAACACTCACTCTACTGTAAATCCAAGGAAGACAACCACTGTAGAGAAGAAGGCAGGAGTAAAGAAAAAGGTAATGGCAGGTACTGCTGAGTACAACAAACTACTTAAATGGATTTATACACCTAAAGGATCAATAGATAAAGCACTTGAGATGTACGATATCGACAAGGCTACGGAAAATATAATCAGAAAATCAGTTAAATAAATCAAAGTAAAATGAGTTCAGTAAACAAAGTAATCCTAATCGGAAACGTAGGTAAAGACCCAGAGGTTAAGCAATTAACAAACGGCAAGGTAGCCAACATTGTTATGGCAACGTCTGAGAAGTACAAGGATAAAAACGGTGACCGCCAGGAGAAGACCGAATGGCACAACATCGTTATCTACGGAAAGCTTGTAGACATCGTTGAGAAGTATGTAAATAAGGGAGACAAATTATATATTGAGGGGAGTATTACCACACGTAAGTGGCAAGATAAAGAAGGGAACGACAGGTACAATACCGAAGTAAAGGCATTCAATATGACTATGCTTGGTGGAACGGAGAAGAGGTCAACTCAGCCAGAGGCAGTAGCGGCAGGATACGATGAGGATTCGCTACCCTTTTAAGTATCTGATTATCAGTTAGTTAAGAAGCCCTGTCGTAATGATGGGGCTTTTTATTATCTTTAAATATGGCTTACAAGAAAAAAATAAAGCTAACCATAACTGATGAGGTGTACGAGAGGATGCAGTCTCGTAATCAGCTTTGGACAAGGGAGGCGTTCGACCAGTCTGAGGAACTTGCAGGGCAGTTCAAGGACAATATTTTATATATGTGCGAGAAGAAGGGCGTAAAGGTAACCGAGATGGTTAGATGGCTAAACGAGATGGGGCTTAAATTTGTTATAAGAAGGCTATACAAGTGGGGGGAGGTACACGCAATTTACCCTACACTTGTAGAGATTACATTCTTCTCTAAGTATTTTGAGATAGACCCAGGAATAATGGTAAGTAAAGACCTACGTGCTGTAGATAGACTAAAGGGTATTTCTAAAAAGAATATCTAGCATATCCTCCATTTCAGATGTCATCTTAACGTCCATGTATGACCCGTCTGAGAACACAAGGGATGCCACCGCTTTGTTGTTGATGTTTCTAGTGTAAGCTCTTGTGACGTCTTCTATGTGAAACCAACCCACTGATTCTTCGTAATTTGGTTTTGGAAGTGGCGGTGGAGATGGAAGATTAAGCTTCTCATTCTCTTCCTTTGCCATTTCAATTTCTTCGATGTTCGTGCAGATAAATGTAGATGCTCTCATGCATCAAAGATACGAACTATCTTGAGATGAAGTTCCTGCCTACCCTTAACCCAATGTAGTGGTCACCATTAAACCCATAGTCAATACCGTAGTATCCATTCTTAACAGTACCCTGTAGACCGACACCCATAAGGGGGACGTATCTATTCTTGAAGTTACTTAAAAGACCAGCGTTTGCGTGAATACCCAATGCCCATTTTAACGGAGTCTTTTTAGGTGTGTAGGTTACCTTTAGATTCTCAGACCTGTTCTGGTAGTTTTGCCAGTTTAAAGAAATACTGGCTTTTTTTTGGTCTATAGTAGTATCGTACTTAGCTATCTCTGTTAGCCAAGCCTCAACGATGCTAACGGTGTCTACTAAAAACAACGTGTCTAAGCGATTAACTATTATCTCCGAGGTGATTGTATCCATTACGGTAACAAACTCCTTAGATACAAACCTAACGGTGTCTGTTCGCCATCTGTCAACATATTCAATGGTCGGGACTGGTTTTTCTATGATAGTGGTAACGGGCTTGCCGCTTGTATCACCGCAACCTTTCCATGCAACAATAACCCCCATCAGAAAGGCTATCAGATACGGTAGGTACGTCTTCAGTAGATGTTTTACTATGTTGTTGTTTAGTATCCAATTCATCTTGTAGTGATTCTATTCTCATACCCATTGCTATCACAAGCAGACAAAGCCCTAATGTTGTGATAAATAAAACTCTAAATTCAAATTTTTTCATCAGTAACTCCAAACAGTTGGTCTGAGGAAGTCTTTATTGTCAGGCTCAATGTTATCCAAGTGTATGAATCTGCCGCCTCCTTTCTGCTGTATACCAACACCCGTAAATCCAATCTCAAATGCGATTTTTAAGACATCGTAAGCATCCCCTCTATCTACACCTACATCAGCCGCTTGCCCTGTAGCGTGTGCGCCTGGACGAGACTTCTTAGCCTCTATAGGGTGTGATTCGTGTCTGTAGCCAGATGTAATACGCATAGGCTTACCGTACTTAGTTCTAAGGCTCTGTAGCATAGCCATAAACTCAGGCTTCATCTCGTTCTTCCCTGAGTGCTTACAGTCAAACTCTTCTTTGCTAAAGTTAGGGTAGTCTTTCCAACTCATCTCTATCTTTCTTTTTAGGTGTCTTACCCTTAATTGAACACGTTCCTGTCCTCAAACATCTCTTATCACACTCAACAGGGCTGATTTCACACCACTTCTTTTTCTCCAACTAAACCTTTTTATTCTCCTCGTTTGAATTAAACAGATTGTAAATCTTAATACCAACAGTAATTGTTAAAGATATGGCTGTCGCAATTAAGATATATAAACTTAATGACTCTTTAAACTTTGCTATCCAAACAAAGGAAAGGATTACTCCAAATGTATCAACTGTGTTTGACAATATTTCAACTTTACTTTGAGACATTAGTGTTTCTTTTCAAATGTGCCGATACCTAATAAGGCAGCAGCAGACATAATTAACGTGTTAGCCACGCTCTCGTTTATCACAAGCTTCTCAAACAAGTCACCTACAAATGCAAATAAAACAACTGAGAGGACAGCGTATCCTGCCACCCTCTTACTGCTTAGATTGTTATTTGTATCTCTTAGTAGGCTCATAACACTAGGTTTCCTTGTTCATCAATTTCGGGAACTATTCCCCATTCTAATAACTCAGCAGCCCATTGTGCTTCGTCTGTAAATTCATCGAATATCCAAATGGTAGTAAACACTTGGTTAGGCTCTACCCATCCGTAGCTTTTAACTTCGGTTCGCTCGTCATCGAAACAGATGTAATAGGTTCGTACTTCAGGGTATTTTATCTCGTTCATCTTTTATTTTTTATGCTGCTCCACCATCTGTTATTGCGCCCCATTTAGCTATCAAACTTGTTCTTGCAGTTTCTGCTGCTCCTCCCGATGTGTATTGGCTGCCACCGAAGTTAACCGTTCCGCTAAATGACATAGCACCTTGTGCATCCCACGCTATCAATAGTGCATCATAATTTGCAGTCGATAAGGTAACGCCACTCATAAAGGAACTAAGTCTTGTAATTTGATTTACATCCCACGCACTTATATCTTGATCAAATGCAGTTGCATTATAAAACATTCCCCAATTAGTTTGAGAAGTTCCACCAGCATATATCAAGTTAGATGTGTTCCAAGTCCCGATTGGTTGATTAAATGACGATGCACCTGAAAACATAGCAATTGCTTGGGTCATTGCTGACGTGTCCCAGTTTCCTATTGGCTGATTGAAAGATGTTGCGCCTAAGAACATAGCAGCATTGTAAGCACCACCAAAAATTGTAACCGAACTAACATCCCAATTATCAATATCAGGTGAACCACCGTTATTAAAGTTAGTGGCTGACTGAAACATTTCGGTCATAGTGGTAACTGCACCAGTATTCCACGAGCCAATATTTTGATCAAAGGATGTGCAGCTTCTAAACATAGCCTTCATCGAAGTTACATGACTAACATCCCAATCTAAATACTGATTGAACGCAGTGCATCCATAAAACATATAACTCATATTTACAGAACCAACCGTGTTAATAGACCAATTCAATGGTTGATTAAATGATGTGCAAAGTCCAAATGTAGCCCAATCTGCATTGTTCCCGAAATATAATACTGAACTAACATCCCAATTGCTAATTGATGGCGAATTAAAATTGCTACAATTATAAAAAACAGCATACATATGGGTCACATTTGATGTGTCCCAACCAGACAAATCTGGGTTGACAAGCGAAGTACAAGATGTGAATATACCTTGTTGATAAGAAGCACCAAGTTTTAGCACACCGCTAACATCCCAACTTGAAAGATTTGGATTGCTTAAAGAAGTACAAGATTTAAACGTATTACTTAAATCTGTTGTTGTAACTGTAGGCGCATCTGTTGCTGACACATCAAGGTTACTGCATCCACGAAATATTGAAGTATTTGAAATATCAAATCCGCCCCAATTGCTTACATCAGTTATCTTTCTTCTGTCACCACTATTATTAAATCGAAACGTAGTAACTGCACCTTCTATAGTAATAGTGTAAGTTCCGCCCGAAGCGTAGGTGTGTGTGTTGGTCGTGTCTGTATTTCCATCGCCCCAATGAACTGTATTACCAGCAGTCATCGGTAGAACAATAGTATCACTTGCCGAACCAGCTTGAGTTGTATCCCAAGTTGAAATGAAGTCGGGACTTGATGGGGGTGTTCCGCCACCACCACCTAATTTATTAAAATTAAAAGGTACACCTATACCTAAAGACATCTCTTATTGATTGTAGATTAAACAGTCTCCAGAAGCCATTGTAATATCGGTTATTGCGCTACCTTCAGGAACGGGTAAGTATGCCCCTGCCTTTACGGTTATACCGCTTAGACCAAGATGAGAAAGCTTTACTACTCCATCAATGTTAAACACTGTAAACACAGTATCGGTATTGGCTACAATAGCGTATCCTGACAACGAAGAGTGTGCGCCTGTACCTGTAAGCATTTTAAAGCCACCTGTACCAGAGACTTTTCTTAATTGATTTAGGCTTTCTACTTCGCCTGGTGATAATTTTGACATTTTAAATGTATTTAGGTAGATTATCGTCTAATATTTTTGCGTCTGAACATCCACACGGACATCCACACAAGGCATCCATCTGTCCGAGAAACTTTTTGGCTACAGAGTCCTTGAAGCAAGAAACCTCCGTCTCCTCGTCTTGGTTTAACGTGAATACGCCCTCGTCAATGTATGTACACATCTCCCCTATAGCATAGTTCAGGAACATTGCCTTTCTCTTCTTGCACTCGTATGTGTCGGTATCTCCGATAGCACGAGCCTCCATCATATCAATAACCATATCAGCGAAGCAACACCTCGCCAATACCGTTCTGTTCGTTATATTGGATTGATTAAATATCATCCTCGTCTTATTGCTTTAATGTACCACCCGTGTACCGTACACGTACAGGCTTTGTCTGCCTCAATTTTTAACTGAGCCAAAGTATCTCTTACATCTTCGCTACCGATGTATATACCCATGTATCGGATAACTTCAAATGTTCCCGTTGCCTTGTAGTTTTGGTCAGAGATAAAAGGAACTACAACTGAGCCACCGCTACCCATTACAAGATTAACGTCAACTACTGTGTTCGTTGAGGCGATAATCACACTAATATCCATCCTAATGTCAACCATATCACCTACATTAAGGTCGCTAAAGTCAAACCCGTTGGAAGATGTGTTCCAAAGTTGAGCTATTCCGTTTCCTCCTATAGGTAGGTATGCGGTGTTTGTATCTACCCCTAAACCGTCATTTGTAAGGACGGCAGGAACAGCACTTACAGCTATCGGTGTTCCTGTCGTAGCAACATCCGCATAGTCTGCCCAACCGCCTGAGAATGAGTCTGGTGACTCTGTTCCTATGTAACCCTTAATAGTAGTTACAAGGTCGTATATTGAGTTGGTAGAAGGCTGGTCTATCATAGATGCCTCCTGATTAAATATAGTGCTTACTGACTCCCCTACAGTTTGGGTAATGTTT